GCGTTTGTGCAACGGCTCTGTTTACGCCTTGCATATCATTGAAAAAAACTGAAGGTATGCCAAAAGCGACTGCTATACGCTTCATTGCAAACTCGTCAGTGTCTCTTAGTCCGAAATCATTAGGATTTGTCTTGATATCGTGGACTTCCCATTTTGAATTAGAGAGAAGCATAATCTTACCGCTGTTTTGCGGGCTTGAGTATTTTTCACGGACTTGGTCTAAAATCGTCTGCACCTGGTCTTTCGTCAAATGGTCTTCAGTTGTGAGAATGATGTTTAGAAACGCTCCGTTCTGAAACATATTTGATAAAACTTCCATTTGTCTGTATTGTGCTTTTGCGTCTTCTAAGACGGTTAAAAGCGGAGATACATCTTTTATAATTCTCACAAACGGCGACTGTCCTGTAATTAAAGCGACTTCCGAAATATCATAAGTATCGGTCCAAAAAACTCTCATATATAAGACTTTGATTTCGCTTGGAGTTACTAAAAGTGTTATACGGTCACCGTCAAGGAGTTCAGGTTGTGGAAAGGATTTTCGTATGAACGCAATGCCTGTTATATCTCGCCAGTATTGAATTTTCTGTAAGAACTGTCTCGGTGTAAGACTTACAGGATTTGCAAACCAACTCATAAGTTTTTGATTAGGCCTATCGTTATTCACAATCTCCCATTCCAAGTCTGAAATCGCTTGGGCTCGCAAGGTCAAGGCTCGATTCACATACGGATTTTTAATAGCGGCGTCTTCAAGGCTTGAAATATCAGAACTCACACCACCTGTAAGAAGTCCTGTTCCAACATACGAAAAATTTTTCTTTCTTAAGAAATCAAAAAGTCCCATTAAATTATCACCACCTCTGGTGTTCCTCGTTTTAAATGCGAATATACTGCGTATCTAAATGCGTCCATCAAATGGTCATTAAACTTAACTGGTTCTTCTAAAACATTCCCGTCTTTGTCCTTCTTGTATGAATAGCCTTGAATTTCTTTTATAAAATTTACACAGCGTGAATGTATATGAATTTTGAAGTTCTTTACAAAGTTTATGCCCTGTATGACATCTTTATCAGTTTTGCCAATCGCAAACCCCGCCTCTTGGAGTTCACCAATTCTATCAGGCTCTGCCAAATCTGGATAATACACGCTTGCTTGCGGTTTGTCCTTTAGAAGTTCAATTAACTCAGAGTTCTTAAGATGACTTTGATAAATCTCATCAAAAACATAAAGTTCGTTGTCTCTTATTCCAACATAAGCAACGGCACTCGGATTGTTAAATCCGAAGTCGACACCTGCGACAATCTCATCGAAGTTAAGTTCAAATTCCTTTACATCCCAATTGTTATAAATGAGTTCTGATAGCGTTCCCCACTCGCCGAGAGCATAAACTTTATAAAGATTTTCATTTTGATTTTTCAAGCCTTCCAAAACTTCTACATACGATTTGTCTATGAACTTGTTGTCTTGATAAGTCGTCTTGCGAATTTCTGCTCTGCTGTCTATCGTATCAAAAAACCGCTTCTTTAACCAATGCAAAGCCGATACAGGATTGAAGGTCAGGATAACTTGATGATACTCGCTTGGGTCTCTCAATCGCAAATCAACTTGTGTAAAGTCTTCTTCGCTTAACTCTGTCGCTTCTTCTATCCAGATTGATGTTATCCCTGCAATTGACTTTAGTTTCTCAGGGTCATCTAAACCTGCAAACAAAATTTGATTTCCGTTTTGACAGACGATTTTCATTTCAACATCGTTAATCTTAAAAAGACTTGTCAAGTTCCACTCTGAAATTAAATCTTTTAGAAGTAAGAAACTTGAATTTCGCAAAGTTCTTGCAACCTTTCTAACGACTAAAATTCGGCTCTTCTTCTCCTGCAATGTTCGAATTAGAATTTTCTGTGCGGCGAAATAAGACTTCCCAGCACCTGCACCGCCATATAAAATCAAATAGCGGCTCTTGTTATCTAAGAGGTCAATGTATTTAGGATTAAACACTTCTTGCTCGATTTCAATCACCATTTCGCTTTATCCTCACAACGATGTTCGCATCGCTAATTTCCTGGAGTTCGCCTTTGTATTTCAACCCCATTTCGATAGCCCTAAGGGCTTCGGTTGCGTTGGTAAAACCATGTGCCTTCAAAAATTCATATGCTAATTTCTCAAGGTCAGTCACCATTACAAAATCATCATGCTTTGCTTTCGCTATGGCGTCAATAAATTGCTCCTCTTTAGATTTTTCACTGTCTTGATTCGCTATGACATCGATAATACCTTGCTTGATACCTTCCTCAAAAAGTGCCTTCCAGCCGTATTTTTCTGCCCAGTTTAAAATAGTTTGAGCCGTCAACTCAATATCAAACCTTTGTCTAATCTCCGATACGATATCCCTTAAAGAATACTTATGAGAACCTTCTTTGTTGGGTGTCAAGTAAAGTTCTTTTGCATAATTCAAAACTTCCTCTTTGACTTTATTTCTCAGCTCAATTCACCTCGCAAATGAAAATAGCGGGAAAGGAAAAGGAGGAAGGAAACCTTTCCCGCTTGCTACTCCTTTTCTTGTTAAGAGGACACTCCCACCCATAATGTCCTCTTGTCCCGCACCCACGCAGGGTGCACTCCCCAGAAACATTCACAACTATATTATATCGCAATTTTCAGTTTTTCAAAATTCAAAAGTCTTGTCAAGGTGTTTTTGTAATTTTCTTCGAGCAAGTCAGCATATAAAAACCTAATTACTCTGTCGATATCTTGGTCTTGGGGTAGAACTATAGTTTGCCATGCTTTGATGAGAGATTTTAAAAATATTACTATACGCAAACCGACGACACTTATACGTGTCTTTTCGCCATTCACAAATTTAATAGCATCTCGTAAATCGTTTAAATACCTGTCAAGCGTGAGTCTTTTATTTTTCTCATCTCGCACAACTAAAAACATACTGCCCTCGTTGTGTTTTCTTCGAAATCCCTTTGAGCGTTTATACTGTTCGAAATCTTGTCTATCATATTTGTGTAGCCCTTCCCATTCCTTCTTGCCCTTTGTTCTTTCAAGATAGTATAAGTGTTGATAATATTGTATAGCCTCGCTATGACATTGTTTAGAACAAAACTTACGAAATATTTTGCTTTCAAATTCTTTACCACACCACTCGCAAGTAAGTTTCATAATTTGCCTCCTTAGATATAGTTTTTATAACGCCACATAAGAACACCATCAACATTTAGACTGCCTAATCTCTCGAATTCTGGGTCAAAAAAGCTCACAAACCGAACCTTATCCCATCCAATCACGAATGCATATTCGTCATAAACCTTCGGATAAGGTAAACGATGTTGAATAATATACCCCCATACATCTTTCCATGTCCAATTCTGAATTGGGTAAACTTCTCTAATAGATGTATAGAAACTGTTGTTTTTAATACGCATTTTTCTCCTGCAAGATTCTTCTTTCCGCAACCCTATAAAAGATACATCGTATCCCTGTTTACTAAGCTCATTTATGCTTGCAAAAAAACCACTCCCTCGAGTGTTTTCTCTCTCAGTCCGATAGACAATATTTTTAGCACCAATCTTTTTTAAATTAACCATCACTTCTCGCTCTATAATTTTAGGCATAATATTCTCTGGCCAAATAAAATGAAAAACTGTGATATCTGGAGCCTGCTGCAAAACAAGATGCAATAAAACAGTAGAGTCCTTCCCTCCAGAAAAAGCAACATACGGTTTTCTGGCCTTTGAAAGTGCCTCTCGTATAATCTGTTCTGTTTCAAGCAAATGCTTGTGATACTCCTCTAATTGTGTATGTATCATAAACATCCTTTCAGTTTGCTTATCCAAGCCTCACCTCTGTAAACGGAACAGCACACTCTTCTACATTTCGAATATCCCAGTATGGCGGTTTGGAAGCAATCATAGCAGAATCTTTGTAAAACGACAACATTCGCACAGGTAAAGGCCTCATAGCTAGTCCATCTTTTATCCAAGAAAAGTCGTTATCTATGACGTTAATTTCAAACCTTCGAATTGCTCCCCATCCAACACGAGTCTCAGAACCTAAACCATCAAGCTCAAAAAGAAGCTCATTTACGAGGTCTACATCGCCTTTGGCATAAAACCTTACAATTTTTACAGGAAAATAAACTATCTTCATAGCATAGCTTTTATAGAATCCACTTCCAACGGGAATCCTGCTTTTTTTCGTTTTTGGTATATATCTGTCCTCAAAACGCTTATACAGAACCTCAATCTTTTTAGTATCTCCGTCTAAAAGCGACACAGAAGCACGAAAGACACCATAAGACTGTTCCAAAGGCACAATTTTATAATATTCTGGAAATACAGTCTCTAAGGGCATCTTTGATGGAAGGTTGTAATAATCGTCCCCAAGTGCATTTCTGAGAACAAGGTGCGAAATAATTCCATCGAAAAATAACCACGGATAAGTTAAACTCATAGGAGAGGAGAGATAAAAAACAACCTCAAATGGCTTATACGGGTTATTCCTCTGGAGAATCTTCTCTTGGTAGTCCAGTATTTTTTTCTTTATTATTTCCATTTGTCCCACCTATGAAGTCTAAAACCGCTATAATCTCTTTTTTCTTCTCCTCGATAAATGACAAATATAAATCTGGACTCATAAACTCAGGCTCGTATGAAAATCGAATTTCCCCGTCTCCCTGCGAAGAGCGGCCGCCTAAAAATGGAGTCTGTAGGAAAAGATTCATAATGTGACCAAAGCAAGAAAGTTCCACATCATTGGGATAGTCCAATGCAAAGAAATGGTAAAATAGCGTTCCAGGAATAAAACATTCATAGTCAACCTTCATTTGAACTGCGTCTTCATCCTTGTCTTGCCTTGGAATCTCAGCCCTGCGAGTGATAAATGTGTCTCCAGTAAAAAGTCTGACCGATTCCTTCGCCTGCTCTACAAATTGTAGTTTCTCTGGCAAAAAACTTGCATACTCTTTGCAAATAGGAAAGGCGTGTCCAACTTGAAGTTTGCCAGACAATACTTGATTCCCAATAGACGAACCGAAAAGAGCCAGCAAAGGAAGTGTCTCTCGTATAGTCTTTCTAAGACCCAAATCTATGACGCCATAATCTTCCTCAACGCTTTCCAAGACTCCCCCCGAATACAAGATATGATGAAGTTTTAAATTCGGTTCGTAGCCCAATCGTGTAAATAAGTCCAAAAATGCAAGTCTCCTGAGCTTACCTCGTATAGAATTTCCAGAAATGTAAGGAATAACCTCAAACCTCCCATCATTAAAAATCGTAATAGTCCTCAATACAGGAGTAGAACCTGTTTTTTCATCTCCCCCGTGGAAAATAGGTGTCTTCGCTTCTAAAATTCCTTCATACTTAATTTTCGTCATTTTTATCACTCTCCTTTCTAAAAATATTCTTTGTTTTTCTCGCTTCTCTATATTTCTCAACTCTTAAATATGCAAGAGCACAAATATAAATATGCTCCTTATAAATTGTATCCATAACCTGTTGTTCTTTAGGCTTAAGTTCCTGAATAATCCATACAGCATCCTCTGGGACAGATTGTATACCAAAATAATTACACAATTTGGAAGTAAATTCCTCAAGTGTAGGTTTTCGACTTGCTGCCCTTACACGATGATTGAATACATCGTGAATATTCCGAATCGCTTTAAACTTCTTAAAAGGAATAGAAAGATACACTGTTGCAAGCAAATCTGCGATTCGATACTGCAATTCTTCGTTGGTAAATAATTTCTGTTCACCCGACATAAACTATCACCTCCCATATTGGCATATGTGCTTTTTCTTGCACTCTGTTTAAAAGTTCCGTCTTCCCCTGCCTCTCTGCCTTTTGGTAAGACGAAACCTTAAAAATACCCGTAGACATTTCTGTCTTACTCAAACCAAGTTCCAATGCCTCGTCATAGAGTTTGAATAAAATATCTACCTCAACCTTGCTTGTGAATATAGCACTCTCCGTGAAATCTGTAGAAATATAGAAATGCTCTTTTGACATAGAAACTTTATTCAAATCTCCTATCCATCCCTGTTTCTGATGCGATTGGGTAACATAGAGAAAAAACGGAGGTTCTGGCAAACTATTCAAAACCTGTCTGATTTCCTCTTTTTTCAAAAATTGTATTCCATTAGTTGTAGCAAGAAAATGTTTTTTTCTAATGTCTTGATTCTTAAAGAATTGATAACAGGAAGGACATAGCCCGTTACCTGCCTTCATAAAGCCCCATCCCACAAAGTTGTCCGAGAAAGAAAAATCAAAACCCTTTCCTTTCCATCCACACACTGCACAGGTGATTTCCTTGCTCCCCCCTTCTTTAGAAGGATAAATCAATTCTGGTAAATACATATTCACCTCACAGGTAGCCACGAAATCTCTTTTTAAAACTCTCAAACTTAAAGTGAAGTCCGCTGTCTGTGGATTCCCAAAAAGCGTCAATTATCCAACTTGCAATAATGATAAAAAGATAAACGATAAGCCAAAACAAAAGTTGTGTCAAAGTCTCCATAGCTTCCTCCTTTTGATAGTCTACTTTTGATTAGTATACTCTAAAGTATACTCTTCGACTTTAAACTCCTTACGCTCTCTAAATTCCTGCTGTTTACCTTTGTTCCAATGCTGGACTGGTCTGAGATAGCCAACAGGTCTGCTCCAAACTTCGCATTTTTGTCTAAGTTTTTCTGGGATAACAATCCCGTCTTCAATCAAGTCCTTACTTTCTTTCATTTTGTTATCTCCTTTCATTTTAATTGCCAAAATCACCAAGTTAAACCTCGTTCTTTTTTATAGTCTTCAATCACTTGTTCGTTCCGTTCTCGTAATAAATCAAGCAAAATTCTTATATCACTATCTTGTTTCATCTTTACTCTAATCGTGCAATAGCCACTTTCAACATAGATTTGTTTATACACGACCTCAAAACCTTTTTCTTTTAGTCTGTCTTCTAAACTCAGCGGTGCATAATTAAATTCGAAAATTCCATCGTCTTTAATGCTAAAACCCATTTTAATGTATTTATTCATTTGTTGACTCCCCAGGATATGAAATAGCAGTCACATAATGATTGCCTTTATGATTTAATTCTGTTATGTTATCTAACAATGCTTTGCGATACTCTTTATCTTTATTAACCAACCACTCCCAAGCAAGTTCAGCCTGTTGTCTCTTAATACGAAGGTAAGGAGTAATCCATCGCAAAAATTCCCACATTTCATCATGATTCGACAATTGCCATTGCCAACAATCCTTATAAGGTTTTCTCTCTCTATAAGTTACATATCCACCAAAAGCACTTGCGAAACTCTCAACAGCAAGCCTGTCTGTATTAGTAAAACCAAAAACCAGTGAATTTCCAGACCTGCAAATAGAGCCTTCACCATCAAAAAGTCCAGCCAAATAA